TTGGTATCGCACACAAAAATAATGTCGCGCACTTGCAACAGATCAGAAGCGTCATTGAAGTACGCCGCTGTGTTGACTGTTGCTATAGCGTCAGTTGTTGAGTAAACCCAAATGCGGGGTGCATTCCCACCAGGGCCGACTTGCTGCAAACCACTTAATGCATATGCCATGATGTAATCCCCTTATTGGTAGCTAACGGATACAGAACCGTCGCCGTCGCGTGAAACCGAGCCAGCCTTTAGAACTCCATTACAGAGCCATGAGGTTTTCTGCGGTACATAGTTGACTTCGGATTTGATATCGATACCGATAGCAAGGCCGACTGCGCTTTCGTGCCAAGCAAACCCTTCTGTCGTACCACCAGAAACGGTCAGCCCGCCTTCGCCGCGTGTCTCGATCATGTGCCATTTGAAGCCCATCCACGAATCAAACTCACCGGACATCAGCAAACGTACCGAGTTGTAATCTGCGCTGGTGACGGTTGAGATGTTGAGGAGGTCTTCGAGCCCGGCAGCAGTAATAGCAAAATGCCGCCCTTCTCCGGGCACACCCTTGTCGTTGAGGTGCTTCGATGCTTCAACCACTTTCGCCACCGTCATGCCAGCCGAACCATGTGCAATGGTTCCCGCTGGGCTCGCCTCTGCACCCAGTGCATCGATGATTAGCTGGTCAAGGCGACGACCCAACGCTCCCGCGATGGTTTGTGCCAATTCCCGCTGCTCGTCGAAATTCACTTCGGCTGAGTCGAAAATATCGGTGTACTCTGGTGCGTTCCAATTTCCCAAAGTGCAGTTGATTAGTGAGTGGGTAACGTCCATCGGCGTAACATCAGCCTGGCTCGCCTTCTGGTTTGCCGTGCCTTTGCCCATCTTGCGGAACTTGTAGATATCGCCGACGACGCCGTTTCGGATTGTGACGGTGCTGCGTAAGCTCCCCGCCGTTTGAAAGGCGTGCTTAACATCATCGTCGAACTGCTGTTGTGCAGCAGCCGATAGAGTTTTAGACATTTATGTCTCTCCGGTGTCGTAAAAATCACGCTCTTTCGAGCGTCCTTTGACGATCCGGGTGTCCGCCAAAAAGCGGGCCGGTTCTAGCGCTTTTGCGGGCGCTTAGTCCGGCTCCGTTCAGCGGGCTCGGGAACTTGGGCCTCTCAAGGTGTCCGCATTGCGCGGGCTCGAGCGGCTAACCCCAGGTGCTTATCGAGGTGTCCGTTTCACAGGAGCTACAACAAAACACAATATATAGTATTTAAGGGTTGGTGTACACCTAACAACCACCACTGTTAATGTGTTCTTCCACCACCTTTTCTAATTTTAGATACGGTATTCTCTCATTGGGAACATATCTCCAAACGTAATCACCCTCCCACTCGCCGTCACTTTTGGTGATGCCAAATACAGTTTGAGTTAACCCCACTTTGACAATAAGTGCCCTTTCGCCATCCAAGATAACCTTATCGCCCTCGTGAAAAGACTTATTGAATGAAAACGATAACCCTTTCGCAATCTTGGTTGCAAAATCTTTGAACCACAACGATATAACAAGAAGTATTAACGCTACAATAAACGGAGTTATCAATTCGCTTATCTGATTAGATATTGGAATCATAGCCGCTCACTATAGGGTTACTGCGTAACCTGTGCTTCGACAGATTGTTCCCCGTAATAGTCTTTATATGCCGACTCAACGCGCTTCTTATAAGGCGCATCGACTGCCATACGAAGCTGGCCTTCTTCTGTTTTTGCATAACGCATCTTGCGAAGATCGTCGGGTGTGTTGGTGTTTGCTGCTGGCGTTGCTTTCGCTAACGGCGCCTCGCGTGATTTGCCAACTAATGCCTCAAGCAGCTCAACCCCTTCAGCAGTTGAGGCTACCCCTTTATAAGACTCCCACTGTTGGGCGGACAGGTTGCCCTGCCCCCAGGACGCGAGTGTCTTTAATCGTGATTGTGCTTGCGGGCCCAGGGCGTTCATTTCTGCCGACCTGTCGTGGTTAACCTCACGCACCTGGTTCTCGATATACCCCGTTAGCATGTGATTAAATGATTCCTGCCCCAGATTCGCCTCTTTTGCTGCCGTCTTAAACCAGTCCAGCATCGGATCGCCTTCCAACATCGCCGCGTTAACCGTTTCGGGTAATACCACCTCGTACTCATCCGGCGCAGCCTGTCCGACCTTCTTCTCGAGATCGGTATACGCTTTAGCCTGGTCTGCGACCGTCTTGTACTTGTCCCGAAACCACTCGGGTCTATCACCTTCGCCGTTGATGCCATCAACCCAACGCCAATCGCCGGTTACTGCGCTGGGTTCTGGTGTTTCAGATACACCCTCGAGCAAACTGCCCTCGGTTGGTGTGGGTTCTGCTACTGCTTCGGTTTCTGGCGTAGCTTCCGTTGCTTCTGCCTGGGGTTCATCACTCATTAAGTAGTGCTCCTGGTTGGTCGTTTTCTGCTATATCAAGCTGCGCGAGAATCTGACGAACTAAATCGGCGCGCCCTTCTCGAATGCCAGCCTCGAATTGTGTTGATGTCGGTGTAACGGTCGGTCGCAGCACCGTAATCTGAATCAATCGATTAAGAACATAGCGCCCGGAATCAGAGCGAAAACACTCATGGAATCGTGTGGCGATTTCACGCGCTTCATTTGCCTGGTCGTGCCTCCCCCTGGTTTGCGCTAATCCATCTATCTCGAGCGCGTCCCAACCGGACTGCTCGAGTAGCTTGTCAAGCGCCGCCAATCGCTGCCGCTTCTTGCTGTTGTTGTGCTGCTGCTGCTGCTTGTTCTTGCATTTCTTGACGCTCTGCCTCATCGCGCAACAGGTCTTGATCGATCCCGAGTTTATCGCCAACAAAGGCCGGCAAATCTTCGAGCTTGGTGCCTAGTGCGAGTACTTCGGGGCCGAGTTGTCCTATTGTCGAAATGTATTGATTGAGCGCCACTAAATCCTCTTGGTCTTGCGCCCTAGCCAGCGGCGAGGTGTGTTTAATTGTGACCTCACGGCCATCGACTCTGATGGGTGGAATCTTGCCCGCCCGTGTCAGTATATAGACAACGCGGCGCAATACTTTCTCAACGAACTCGGTTTGCATTCGACCGAATGCGCTACCCGCATCCTGTACCAGCTCCTGATTGCGTAACGCCATCTCTGTCGCACTCTTTACTGGTTGATCCATTTCCCCAAACGGTTCAGCGAATAACGCTTTATTGATGCGGCTGCGTAAGTCTTCGAGCACCAGGGCACCGAGTTGAATGTCGCCGGAACGCTCGAGCGGTCGTAGGCTCGGGTTTCTGCTGTCGTTCGAGCCCACTGGAATGATGGCACCTGGCGCAAGTCGTATCGAGTACGGGTTAATCACACCATCATCGGCTGCGGTATAGATACCAGATATCGATAGCGCTGCATTACGCAACACATACTCGACAATCTTGTTGCACGTTTTAACGTCTGGTAACACTTGCATCAATCGACCACGACCGAGGGTTTCACCAGGCACAACGTATTCGCGAAAGACAATCCAGGGCGATACCTCATACTCCTGGGTAAATACAAGGTGCTCTGTTTCCCGCTCGATCACGCACTGGTAATACATCTGCGCCTTTGGCTCGTATACCGTGCCCTCAATAAGAAGAATTTTGTCGTCCGGGTTTTCTTTCGCTTTCTTTTTCACGCTGGCCGGTAACGTCGCCCCTGCCCACAATCGCTCGACATGACGCGCGGGTACTGAATGGTTACGCCACACAGTCTCGATAGAACCCCACGGCCCAGCTTCTGGGTAAATCTCAGCCAGTGGTGCAGCATGAAACTCGAGCAATTCCGGCCCGTCTGATTCTTCCAGGCTCATCACGCCCGTTGATACTGCTAGATCGAGGAACGCCTCGTGTGACTGCTGCGCGAAATTGCTGTGATTGATGTGGTCGAACACAATCTTTGTAATGTCGTCGAGTGTGCGCTGTACTTCTTCGTGCTCTTTCTCGGGAATCTCCGAGCCTGGTGCAAGGATAGACCAGCGACGCCAGGGCGGAACCAATGCTGCCTGGAGGCGCGAGGCGAACTTCTGCACACCGATCACTGCGGTCGCGTCGTATATGGCGGTGTTCTTTTTCTGGCCTGGGGAGTGTGCGGTAAATGTTTCACGCTGCGGCAATGCGTATTCGTAACACTCACGCAAATGACTCGACCACGTTTCGCGTACAGCCTTTGCCGCATCGAACCGGCTGATTAAGTCTTTAACGCTTCCGAGTGCTGGGGGTATGCGATATTTCGCCATTTAGTTATCCACTGAGTAATGAGGGCAGCCCGGTTTCCAGATTTGATATTAAAGAGAAGCGGCCAAACTTACGCGGGTTTTTAAGTCTGAGTTTGCGGCGATCTTCGATTTTCTTTAGTAACGCAGCCCGTGTTACTCGCGCGGTTTCCGCCTCACTCATTGCTTGAGTTTCTGTCTGGGTCGCGTATGACTCCCACGATGATGGAGAGGGGCTAGGTGCTGGGCCTGGGCCTGGAGCTGGAGCTGGGCCTGGAGCTGGAGCTGGAGCACCTGGGCCTGGAGCGGGAGCGGGTGCGGGTTCGTAATCTTGCGGGCCGAGGGTTCTGCCCGTGTCCATCCAATTACCCCCCTCCATATCTTCCCACACCATCAATGAGGTGCCCTGTACTGCGTAGTTTGACGATTGGCGTGTATTGCCTGGCATCGTTATCCCATACATTCCCTGAGTGGTCGATGAGTCCCTCCTATCGCCCGACGGCATCTTAGTGCCGCCAGCTTCTGTTGCGCGAATGTAGGTTGATCGAGTTGTTGCTGGTGTTCGTTTACCCATCTGCGCCCCCTAAATGGCGATAGAGTTGATACGGCGTTAAGACCCAGAACGCACGGATACCGAGCAAGCTCTTGACTTGCTCGACACACGTTTGAGGAGCGACCACCCAGGGGACGCGAATGCGTAAAGTATCGACCCATCCGCTAACTCTGATTATAACGCGATCATCAACGAATCGCACCACATCCTCGAGCTCGCCCATTGCGGCGTAAGTCTCCGTCACACCCAACCCGGTGTGGAAGATTATCCATAGATCGCCCTGGCGACGCAGTGCCCAACAGTGTTGGAACCCTTGTTTTAATATGTGGTTCCACCAGTGACGCTCACCCGTATTACCAAACACCACATACCAATCGATATACCTCTCGCCCTCGAACTCGAGAAGCGTTCGAACGCGCGCCACTTAGAATACTTGCCATGAGGTATCGGCTGACGGTTGCGATTGTGTTTCTCTGGGTTGGTGGTGGCGTATCACGGCCCTACCTTCACCCGCTCCTAGCATGAGGTACTGCGCGGCTTCGCACGGATGCGAATAAGCATTCTTGTCGGGCTTGTCGTGGAATCGTTCATCCCCCGATACCTGGACGCGCTTGTAGTTGTAACCACCACCCATGCCCTTGCGAACCGTGCGACACGTTGGCGAAATTATCAGCCCAGGCACACCATCAATTAATCGAGATAATGGCTGCGCGACTGCCTCACGGCGTAGGGTGAAGTCATTACTCGGTGCGGGACGGGCCCGTAGTCCTCGAGCGCTGAGAATCTGAAACGGGGTACGCTCATCGACCTGGCTGCGCTGCTCTCCAGCAGGATCGCCATAGATTTGAAACTCGAACCCACCGAACTCTCGTTGCATCTCACTCACCAGCAATTCAGAGAAGCGCACCGCGCCCATATCTTCGGTCACTAACTCATGCAACCATACCCAGCGGCCCAGGTTGTCACGTTGCCCGAACACCGCAGCAGGGGTTAAACCAAAGTCGATACCCACATAAATCGGGTCGCCTGGCCTCGCTGCTATGGGGGCCGATGCAACGTGCAAATTATCCTTGAACTCGGGATACACGGGTCGGCCTTCGCTGATGTAACCATAATCACCATCGACATAAACGCGTATCCACTCTTGATCCTTGCCCGCCTCGAGTCGTTCGTAGTAACCATCTGGTAGGTTCGCGACATTCTCCGCCTGTTCGGATCGTCCCGATGGTTGACGGAAGATTGCCCAACCCTGCGGCAACTCCTCCTCGAACATTCGATAGAACCATGAGTCGGAATCTGGCGGGTTGGTATCGAGGATGACACCGAACCAGGTCGGCCCACCATCACGCTGACTTGGATAACGACCGACACGACCTTGTAGCATGTCCATCACAGCGCGCGGGACTTCCTTACACTCATTCACCCAGGCGCCCGTCAACTCGAGCGATAGCAGCTTCTTTACATCCACGGGTCGATCCAACGCGCGAAACAATATCTCACACTCGATGTCCTGGTATCTAATTCGATGCGTCATATCGGACATCGTGAGCGTGCCCAGGTGCTCCTCTGGGAACCAATCGAGCCACGTTTTCACGGTCGTATCGGCGAGCTCTCGATAGGTGTTGCGAACAATAGCCCAGCGTGATCGGCGTATACCGTCCGGCCCTGGCTTTTGTTCCTGGGCGCGTCTGAATATCTCCCAGCAACACGCGCTCGACTTGCCGCTACCTACCGGCCCCATCACCGCCCGCACGAATGCCTGGCAGTTGTGGAACCGTTTAAGCGTCGGGCTCGCTTCGTACCTTATCGTCTTCGCCTGTTCCATCAATCACCATCTCAAAGCGGACGCCCTCGGCGCCCTGTATCTGCTGTTTATCGACTAGCAGCCCGTGTAGCTTGGCCTTGCCCATCGATGCCTGTACCGCTGCCGATGCGTTGCTCGACTCCATCGCAATCATCCGCGCATCCTCGAGCTCGAGCGTTACCGTATCAACCGATACCGAGTGCCGCTCCCTTGCTTCACCACGCAGCCTGTCTATCTCCTGGGAAATGACTGGAATCTTGGAGAGGATAATAGCTTGGCGCTTGGAACTGTTTTGATTCATGTTGTTGAACTGTCCATATGATTGACGATATGCCTCGTTATAGTTTCCTGTCTCGACCACGACCTGTGCGAACCGTTCTTGTTTTTGGGTTAATTTACTCATTGCTTTGGGTTTCTGTTGAAGAGCTCAAATAGCACTTTTACCTTTTCATGCAGCACCTCAATAGACGCGTGCATCTTGGCCAGTATCACGATTAGACTGACGATGGCAATGATAACCGGCCACCATTCCGTTACTGCTTGCATTAGGCAATCTCACCCTCACTACGGCAACAGCTTGGCGCGTTTCATCCACCCATCAAGAAAGCGCTCGAGCTTCGGTGATCGCTTCGCCAGGCGACGATAGTGGGATGCCTGGCGCTTGGATACCCAACGCATCACCTCCATTATGTCTGTGCAATCATGGCTCGCTGTGATCGTCATACGACCAATCACGCCGTCTACCTCGAGGTCGGCACCCGTTTGATTCAGTCCCGCTTGCATCCATGAATGAGCACGCACCGGGCCAACATTGACGGCGGTATCCATCACCTTGATTGCCAGGCGCGGAGGCAGCCGGTCGTAATGGTACATCATCCACCAATCACGCCAATAAATCTCCCGCGCATCTTCGACCGTGATGCCGGTGATGATGAGGTTGGGATAGGAGCGCTGGCTTATGCCGAACGCAGTGGCACCACCAGGGTCGGCGGGGTCGTTGACGAAACCACCTTCGTGGTCGAGCACATACTCAAAAGCCTGGCCGAATGCTTGGGAGTTAGTGAAACTCATCGAGCGTTTCGTCTTTCATCTTCTTGGTGTGAAAGAATCCAGCATGTTCTGGGTGACGCGCCATAAAGAGCCGCGCATAGTACGCAATGTGGTTGTTGCTGATTTTGAAGTCCACGCCGGTCGTATCGATGGTGGTTTCCCATCTGATTCGGTTCATCACCAACCAATGCGAGAACCGCGTGTGTCCATGCCGTGCAGCCTCAAGAGAGAATCGCTCAAATAGTTCATAGACGTGGGGATTGGCTTGATGCCACCGCCACCAGGAGCGCTTTCGTTCTTCGCTAGATGGGGTCAATCTCAACCTCCAGGGCTCCGCCTGGGCGAACCTCACGACGAATAATCACCAGGTGGTCAACTTGATTGTCATCCTCGAACACACAACCCTCGAGCGCATCGAGTGTGGCCTTCATAAGATTGTCGATGTCACGCTTACGACGGTCGGGCGGGTACACATCAACCGCCACCAATAACCGCACATCCGGGCCGAACGTATCCGCGTTCGCGTGCAGTGCTCGAACGGACTCTCGAAACGCGCGGCCTTCTGCACTGATGACTATGCGCCCGCGCCAGTTTCGCCAATACCGATTGACGGATGGCGGCCAAGGTAGGTCGATCCTCATTCGACATATCGCCCCCCGCCTGGCAGCACCCACTCGTATGTGTTGCCACGCCGTACTGGTTTAGGTGTTGAGAGCGGGTGTTGGTCGATGACTATAGCAACGGGCATCTCGAACCCGCATCGGTGAACCTTGTGTGGAATGAATCCCTCGGTGGTGTCGGTGCCGTTAGCGACTGTTCGTTGCCACGGTGCGCGTTTAGTCGGCATCACTTCGCTTCTCTGCACGGCACCCGCTACAGGTTGGCAGTTGCCCAGGGCGCGACTGGCTGCCGTCAAAATACTTGCGGTGTAGGACGCGGTTACACCTCCCGCAGCGCTTATTAAACGAATTCGATGGGGGCATACTCATACAGCACGCCCCTCTCGCATCTGCGCGATGTAGCCCGCTACCTGGTCGGCATCAGTCGCCACTCGAGGCAACGCCTTGTATGCCAGGTGATAGCTCGCCAGGGGCTTCGAGATTTTGCACAGGTTGATAAACTCAGGTAGTGTTGGCGGCCACCCATCCTTAGTTAGCAACGCACGAAACGCTCGCTTTAGGTCGCGATCATTGATGTGGTGGATAGCTAACGCGTGCCCCCAGGTGTTCGCCGTCCCTGTTAACTTCCCATCTTCACTCGAGACATAACCGTACGCACTCACCCATCGATGACCATATATTTGTGCCATTCGCGTCCACACCCTAGCAATTACCAGCTCTTCAGTTTTTTGCTGCGATAATATCTTCGCGGGCTTCGCTTGTTCCAGCGACCCCTTCTCGATGATTTGACCTATTTTTTCCACTATGATGCCTCACAAAGCTATCAACAGGATTGGGTGGGATTCTGGTAGGAGTAGTTGTATTCTCTTCTCTCTTCTTCTCTTCTCTGGTAACGCTTCGACCGTTACTTGTGCGTTTCCTATGATCGGCCACTCTTTTCGCCGTTAATGCTCGCTTTTTCGCGCTTTGTCCGTTGTGTCTTTCGAAATTTGGAAGGCTTACATGGCTGGCATCGAGGTGCATCCAACCCACATTAGTGAGTGCCTGGCAGAAGCCCGTTACACCTACCCTGTGGTCTAGCAACGCAGTAGTAACACTCGGTGCGTTACCATCTTCGGTATGAGCATCGAACCACGACCACACTCGCATGAGCTTCCCGACCACGGTATCCACGGGCAAACACAGCTCCTGGGCAAGCGCCCACACTTCGGGCTTATCAAACGTATCGACTTCGAATTTAATCCAATCGCCAGCCATTAGCCGCATTCCGCGCACAAGCAATCGGCGCAATCACCACCTGGAGAGGTGCAATCACAACCAAACTCAAGGCAGCGCTCACATAAACACGCGCTCTCTGGCGGTGCTTGCTCTGCTGCGGAAAAAAACGACTGCCAGGCGGTCATCGCTAAAAAAAAGCGGAGCCACGACGCCCAGCCGTGACCCCGCCCAATGAGGAGGAAGGAAGTTGCCGGTTTCGGAGGATGAGCACCGGCGGGCTCATATGATTTCGACCTCACCACGGGTCGCCATCTCGATTGGTTTGTGCCACCAGGGGGGGACTTTCCCCCGCTGATGCCAGCGCATAATCATCTGACGGCGGGCGGGAAATCCGACCTCGGTAAGCGCGCGAGACAGGGCGGTATACCCCACGCCTTCGACACCTCTACGACTAGGTGCGGGGAACTCCGTACGCGCCCAGTTTAGAGCTTTCTCGAGGTCTTTCATCCAGTTGTGTTACCTGATTTTGTGGGTTGAGGAGTGTAGCCAATCATACAGGGTAACATTGTCCCGTGCAAGAGATTTGTAGAGGTGTCGCACTTACCCCCCCCCTGACTGCGACACCCCCTTATGTGGTAGTCCTCTGAGGTTCGCACCCTACAAATTGAATCTGCGAAATGTAGGGTGACAAACTATTTAATTTATTTTCCGTAATTGCCTTGACATTACTTCTCATTGGGTATACTTTGTCACTCTATTAAAGAGAGAGAGAAGGGAACGAAATGAAAAACACACACACAATCACCGGCACACTCGAGAACGTTATGCGCTTGCCGAATTCTTACAACGGCAACCCGCGTTACTTGGTTTGCATCGATTCGCGTAACGATTTCGGAGGCAACACGTTCTACGCAAACCTCAAAACAAAGGTCGATAGCGGATTCGCGTACGAGCTCCCCAATTTGTTCGGTAAAGAGGTTGTCGCGGTAGTCGGCGAACACTACGGTTCGACCCACATTGAAAGCGCCACTTGGGCAGCAGCACCAACCAAGTTCAAAGGTGGGTATGTGAATGCCTACGGAAATGATATCTGGATTAAGGAGGAAACAGCATGACCTATGTAATTAGATTGTCCCCGGATCATCCCGCCAACGTGATGATAACCACGGTCGCTATACCGTACGACATGAAGGGATACATCCCCTGGGACGCCATCAAGTACGACGACAACATCGTCGACGTTTCCGACAAGGTATCCAAAGATGTCGAGATGGCGTGGATAGCTGGCTCGATGTGGGGCTGGCACGTTCCTGGTGCAAAAGCTGCCCACGACTACGTTAATGGGCGTGAAGCGATGGACGCAATGATTGGAGGGTTGCCGATATGAAGAAACCAACATTAATCGACAAAGGCACGTTCGAGGGACTCTTTCGTCCCGAGTCTAAGAAACTCGACATCTATAGCGTTGAGTTCATCAAGTTCCCAGAATGCTCGGAAGCGCGCCGAACCATCCACCTTGTCGATACAATCGCATGTACGGGTGCCGCCAATGCGGTCGAATACATGGATGATTTTTTCGACTACATAAGCGCCCCCCTCCGTTACGCCACACCCGAGGAACGTGTGATGACGACGGCCAGCGAAGACGGTAACGCACCGCCGAAGTTATGTCCCGCTTGCGGCACCGATGGATTGTCCGGGTGTATTGATTGTTTTGATGCTGGACGCCTTGGTAGCGGTATCACCCACGCGGATCGAGTCGGTGCGGCATGAGCGTTGAGATTGTAGATGTCTTCATCATCACCATGGCATGGCTCGCCCTCTTAATTGTGGGCGGTGCCATCGCCGATTTTCTCGAGAGGAGATTGCAAGATGATTAGACCCAACACCACATACGACGCCTGGGTATCGCTCCGCAATAAGATCGAGGAGCACTTATACCAGATTGAATTAGCTTACAAGGGCGACCCCGAGGAAATGCCCCCTCGACTCGACGAAATCAAAACGACGGTCGAAGACCTCGAGGCGCACATCCCAAACATGCAGAAACTTGCGCGCGAACAGGAGTAACGAGCAATGACTAGAGCAATCAATGATGTATTCACTCAAGTAAAGAGGACTCCCCATGAGCAAATTGAAAATCGTTAAATCCACAGACCCCCTCGCGTTCGAGCGGGCGGTGGTCTTAATCTACGGCGACCCTGGTGCGTGGAAATCATCGATATCATTCAGTTCCTTCAACCCCCTGATGTTTGATTTTGACCACGGAGCATTCCGCGCCTTGCAACGCGGCGATAG